TAGACAGGGCAGTCGCCAAAAGCTGCTGGAAACCCAGGTCTCCATGGAATGTCGGTATACCGGCCATACGGGCCGCCGGAAGGTGAGAACCCAAAAGCGGTCTCAATAAATTGATACTTATAATAACCAGGTAATTGTGGCCCTTGTAGACAAACAGAGTTATTCTCTAACACTTCTTCCCGAAACTGCAGAGGACCATCGCAGTCGTCGCACCCAGGGCAATCGCTTGGCGGCGGAGGCTCAACGCAGGGCGGATCAGCGCAAACTCCATCGCAGCACACCTGCCCCTCTGGGCAGCACACGCCTTCGCAGCACGTCCTGTTGTCGGGGCAGCACGCCTCGCCGCATAGCGTCTGGCCTTCTGGGCACGAACTGCATTCACCGTCAACGCACGACTGCCCCTGCGGGCAGCACACGCCGTCGCAGCACACTCGATCGCTGGGGCAGCACGCCGTGCCGCAGCACGTCTCGTTGCTCGCGCAGCACTTCGGGACTTCCTCTGTTCCGCAGCACTTCGCCGGTTCGCAGCAGATGCCGTTCGGCCCCTGCGATTTGCAGCAGTCCTTTCCGGCCGGGCAGCAGCACTCGCAGCACGCCATTATTGGAACCGCAAAAACGTGGACGTGTACGTGGACGAGACGATGCTGACCGTGGCCGTCACGGTCGTGAGTTGAATGACGACCTGGCAGGAACTATTGATGCTGCCGGACGCGCTTATCGACTCCACGATCTGCTTATTCGACGACGCCCCAATGAAGATCGCCGTTGCGGTGACGAACGGCACGTCGATCAGAAACCACGACGTGCCCTCTTTGGCGATGGCGCAGTCTTTTGTGCCGTCGCTGGTCACAGGGAAAAACAGGTTCAGCACCGTCGCCGTATTCGGCGTGTTCGGCTGGTACTTGAACGTGACCGTCTTGGTCGCATTCAACGCCCAGCCGCCGTCAAAAGTACCGACGCGGAAGACCTTACCCGACTCCTGCAGAGCCCGATCAAAACGCAGCGGCTGCGCCTGCGGCGGCATGTTCTCGACGGCTCGCACGACGCGGGCGATCCGCTGGGCGCTGGCGATGTCGAACTGCGTGAGGTCGGCCATCAGTAGTTCGCGCTCGTCGGCGGCGTGCCGAACAACGCCAGAAAGTTCGTCTGCCGGTTGATGCGGCGGTTCAAGATTGCGGGGGCTTCAAAGGTCTGTTCTCCGTTGCCGTTTAGGCCGACGGGGTTCGTCGTGGCGACCCATTCGCCGTTCTGAAAGTCGAACACCATGGCGCGCCGCTTCTGCCCGTCTTGGAAAAAGTTGAACCCAACGTCGGGCAGTTGCAGGTTGTGTCCGCTTTCGCGGTACTGCAGTTCGGCAGTCGCCTGCCAGTAGTAGATGATACTGCCGCCGAAGTCTTCGCTCGTCTGCTTGACCGTGACCTTGGCGACCTTGATCGTGGTCGGATCGCAGCCGAGGTAGGAGTCTGAGTTGATGAAGTTCTGTGCGGCGATCCAACTGGTAGGCAGTGACCCGAAGTTCTTCGTGACCTTGGCTGTCACGAGGGATTCCTCGGCGACGAGTCCCTCAAAGTAGTCCAGGGCCGAGTTTGTGAGCGGCAGCCTATCGGCGGGCGTGTTACCTGCGCCTTCGTAATAGAACAGCGCCGGCACCTGGCCGGGCGTTGAGTCAAACTCCCAAATAGGCTTTCTATTGTTGACCGGATGAAGCAGTTCATTCGCTAGGACAACGCCGTATTCCGCCACGACGTGAACGTGATACGGCGAACCCTCGAACCCTTCCGTATATGTGATTTTTCGGACAGCGTTGCCAGCGTAAGTCGGATGCGCGAATCCGATATCGACAGGGATTTCTGTGCCGATCGCCATTTCGGCGACCGGGTTTCCGGCAAGCGTGTCGTCCGACAACACGACCACCCACTCTCGCGTGAGTTGTCGCGCTTTGTTGATCTCAAAAACACCCTTACGGGCCAGTTCTTTTACGCTGACGACGCCCATAAATCACAAGATGGTGGAGGGTCCGGCAAGCCGACCGTTGAGCGAAAGGATGCTTGCGACGAACTGCCGCTGGAGTTTCGTCTGTATCCGCGCCTCGATCAGCCGCGGATCCTGCGCGTTGGCCGCTAGACCGAGCACCAAGGCCGCGCCCTCCTGCGTCCGCACGTCGTTCGTCTGGACGGTGCGAGAGCCGAGGGTGTTGAGTTCGCGAAGCCGCTCGGACTGACGAGCGAACTCGGCCTCCTCGGCTTTCTTGCGCTCCTCGAGGGCTTTCTGCTGCTGCTGGAGGTACTGCTGCTGGGCTTGCTCCTGGGCCTTGGCAATGTCTTGCTCGGCCTTCTCCTGCTGTTTCAGCGCGTCGGCTTGCGCTTTTTCTTGCGCCTTGATCGCTTCTTCGCCAGCCTTGATTCGCGCCTTGTTGGCTTCGTCGATGTTCTTGATTTCGTTCTCGAAAAGTTTTTGCTGCCGGGCGACTTCTTGGTCGAACGCCTCTTGGTTCAGGATGCCCGACCGGGCCTGCTCCTGCGCTTGCTGAATTCCCTCTTGTAGCCGCAGTGCGGCATCGAATCCGGCCTGCCCGAACTCCAGCGCCTTCTCGTTGAGTTTCGTAAAGTCCTCGTTGACCTTGCGGAACGCCTCGCCAAAGCCGCCTTGGCCGAAGCCCTGCTCGGCGGCTTGTAGATTCTCTTCGAGCTTGGCCTGGAGTTGGTCGAGTTCGGCCACGCGGGCGGCTGCGGCGCTTGCGGCAGAAGCGTCGCCAGCATCGCGGGCCGCAACCTGCGCCGCTGCCGCACGCTCTATTTCTCTCGTGACCGTGGCAAGGTCTTCTTCGATCTTGGTTGTGGCGTCGCTGACTTTCAGCAAGCCTTCGATCCTCTTCGCATCCTCCTCGCCTTGCTTCTTGGCCGCGTCGAGTGCGTCCTGACGCAGTTGCTTTTCTTTCGTGAGCTCACCATTCAGACTCTCCATGAAGCCGTTCATAATTTTGATCTGCGTGGCGGTCAGTTCGCCTTCCGCCGCCATCTTGGAAAACGTCTCCAGCGTGGCTTGCGATTGCTGCAAAAACTCCGACGTGCCGCCCTCTGCGGTCTTGAGGAACTTGTCGAGGTCTTTCGTCGCCGTTTCGAGGTCAGCCTGTACTTTCACGCCAGGCAGACGAGCTTTCCTTATTTCCTCGCTTAGCGTGCTGACATACTGCTCGGCCTCGCCTCTTGCCGCGGCCTCGGCATTGCCGCCGGCGGTAAAGATGCTGTTGAATGCGTTGGCGGCGTTCTCTGCGGCGGCCTTCATTTCTTCGGCGTTTTTCTTTGCGGACTCCTCCGACGCCGCCGCAAGGCCAGACCCGAACTGTTCAAGGTCGTCGCTGACATAGCTTCCGATGGCCTCAAGAACCTTGCCGAAGCCGATAAGCAAATTGTCGATGCCAAGTTGAATGACGTTGAATACCGTGCGGAACCCTTCCATGCCGCTGAGTAGCAACTGCCCGCCAACCCTGAACACTTCCCCCACGTCGGCAAGCGTGGTCGAAATGCCAGTGAAGTTCGCCATGAACTTGTCAAAAATGCGGGCGAAGAACTCGGCACCTCGAAGCAGCGTGTCCGTAATGGCGTTGGCAATACCAGTGCCGCCGGTGCCTTCAGCGCCTTCCCACGTTTCTATGAACTTCAGGAACTCGTTGGTCACGGCCGTCACGGCCGGCGCAAGGTTGCCGATGACCTGCCCGATGATGCCCTCGATCGTGGCCCGCACAAGGTCGAAAGCGTCGTTCATGTCGGCGACGTTGCTGACTTGCGTCTCGCTGACGATGATGCCAAGCCGCTCGGCACGATCACGAAGTTCATCCAGGCTCGCCGCCCCGTCGCGGAACAGCGGCGCGAGAGCCGCACCCTGCTTGCCAAAGATTTCGACGGCCGCCGCGGCACGATCCGCCGCAGTCGGCAGTTGCGAAATCGCCTCGCCGATCGCCGAGAACTGCTCCTCTGGAGCAAGCGCCCGCAGTTCGCGAACAGACAGGCCGATCGACTGCAGCGACTTGTCGAACTGGTCGCCGGCACTGGCCTTGCCGATGCTGACGGCGAGCCGTTGCACGGTCAGACCGAACTGTTCGGCATCGACGCCAGCGAGTTTCGCCGCGAGGCTATACCCCTGAAGCGCCTCGATGCCGATTCCCGTGCGGGCCGAAAAGTCGTTGAGCGTGTCGAGTGATGCGTTGACGCTGGTGACGACGGCCGTGAGTTGGCTCGTGACGCGGTTGAAAGCGTTGCCGATCAGTTGCAGCCCGTCCACTAAAACCCGACCAATTTCTATGGCCGAAAGAATGCGGACGTTTTTTGCAAGGCTGTCGATATTGCGGTCGGTCTTCCCAGCCTCGGTGCCGACCCGCTCCAGGTCTTGCGCCGCCTTGGTAGCGGCTCGGTTGAACTGTTCTTGGCTGAGGCGGCCCGCCTCAAGGTGCCCCCTCAACTCCTGTATCTGCTGGTCGTACTTCTCCTGCGGAGACAGGTTGGCCTGGATAATCCGAGACGCGGCGGCGAGGGCATCGGCACGCTGCTTCTCGGCCCGTGCGGCCTCCGCGTTTGCGCCGCTGGCTTCGGCCGTTGCACGAGAAAAGGTCTCCTCAGAAATTGCACCGGCGTCCAGCAGCGATTGCAGTCTCGCCAGTTCGGCGGCTCTCTTTTCTTCCGCTGTAGCGAATTGGTCCGTGACGCGCTTGCCTTCGTCGAGAGTTGCCTTGCGAGCACGTTCGGCCTCTGCTGCGGCGTCAACCGCCCCAGACGCTTTCTCAATGGCTCGGGCATATGTTTCTTCGGAGATGGCCCCGGCGGATAGCAGTTGCTCGATCTTTTCGAGTTCTTCTGCCCTACGCTCCGCTTGGGTAGCAAGGGAGCGGGTCAACGCTTCGCCCTCAGACAGAATCCGCTTTCGCTCTGATTCAGCCTGGGCGAGCGCGGCGGCACGCTCCGCCTCCGCCTTCGCTGCAGCCGCGTTTGCGCCGGATGCTTCTTGAATGGCGCGATAATACGTCTCCTCGGAAATCGCTCGCGCAGCGAGGAGTTGCTCAATTCTCGCAAGCTCCGACGCACGCCTCTCCTCTTGCGTTGCAAGGGATCGAGTAAGGGCCTCGCCCTCCGAAAGAATCCGAGCGCGATCGGCCTCTGTTTTTGCAAGTGCCGCTGCTCTTTCTGCTTCGGCTTTTGCGACTGCATCATTTGCGCCGCTGACTTCAGCAATTCGCCGAGCGTAGTTTTCCTCAGAAATAGCGCCGGCATCCAGCAGCGTTTTGAGTCGCTCTAGCTGTGCGTTGCGGCGCTCTTCCGCCGTTACGGCGGCGGCCGTTTCTCTCGCTCCTTCAGCAAAGAGCGCTGCCTGTTCTTTTGCGGCCGTCGTAATTGTCTCAAATTCTTTCGCAAACTCTTGAGCCGTAATCTGCCCGGTTTTGAGCGCGCTCTGGAGAAAGCCAAGATCGGTAGCGAACTTTTGCTGGGCCGCGCCGGCGGCGGCGCTTCCTGCCTTGAACTGGTCGAACACCCCCGTCAACGACTGCGTCTGCGTCTCAAGCTGCTTGAGCGCACGCTCGACCGGCGTCAGCTTCAAGCCCGACGCATCGCCCGTAATCCGCAGCGCGAGTGAGAGAGCAGTTGCCACGATCAGCCGCCTTCGAGATTCGCTTTGAGTTGCTGAAGAACGGCCATGACCTGATCGGGATGCTGCGGAGCCTTTTCAACGGGAACAAAATCGGTCGGCTTCGGTGCCCGGCCACGCTCGCTGTATGGGGCGAGCAGTGCCGCGACAATCAAGCCGGTCTGGTGCCATGGGTTCGGTATCGCCTCGAAATGCCTCGTGTATGCCATCCACTCCGCAAGTTCGTGCATCGTCAATCGTCGCTCGATCTCCCCGACAGTCATGCCGAGGTGCCCGGCCAAGCGAAACAGAAACTGCCTCGTCGGCCGGTTGCTTAGTTTTTTGCCAGTTCCTCGACATCCTTTTCCGTGACGGAATTGTGTTTCATGGCGAGGTCGAACAACCGGGCCACGACCTTGACCGACTTCGCCGAAAGCGAGTCGATCTGGTCCGCGGTGAACAACTGCTTGCCGTTCTTGTCGCACAGGCACCGCACGAGCAGCTTCGCCCGCCAGTCCTCCATGCGTTCCTTCTTCTCCGCGAACTCGCGTTGGTAGCGTTCCATCTCGCCCACGCTCACGACGCGGATATAGACGGTGCCGTTGCCCCACTCCTTGACCTTGACGGGCACGAGGGAGAGGTCGTCGGCGGCGAGAATCTGGTCTGCGGTCAGGTCGGCCATGAGTCGAGTGCTCCTATTCCATCACGATCTTCAACGTCGCCGCATACCGTGCGACATCGTTGGCCTTGCCGGCGATCTCATAGGACTGCAGCACGGCCTTCGTCGTGAACGTCAAACCGCCGCCGCCGATGAGCAGCGTGGCTTTCGTTCCGTAGGCCGCCGGTCCTATGCCAGCACCGGAGTAGCACTTGACATCTATAGTGCCAGCGTCAAGCGAATAGCGGCTGCCACGCGCGATCGGCAGCGAGCCGCCGCCGGCGACTCGGAGTTCCGAAATCTCTCCGAGCGCAGTGCCGCCGAAGGATGCCGTGACGCCCGTCGCTGCCGTTGCCATAGCCTGACTCCTGTCAGGCTTAGGTCATCGACGAGGTGCGGGCGAGCGTGAGGACACCCTGGCCGCGTATCGCGTCGTTGGTCGCCAGCGTCAGCGTCGAGGACGCCACGGTCGCCAGGAACGCGGTGCCGCCGGCTCCGGTCGCACCGACCAGGGCCGTGCCGCCGACCGAAATGAACACCGTCGCCGTCGCACCATCAAGCAGGATCGACTTGCCGATGTAGTCGAACGTGATTTGCCGACCCGAGCCACCATCGTCCGCAGGCACGACGAGCGGCGTATTGAGAGTGGCCGCCAGTTCGCCCGAGGACTGCCCCAGATGCGACACGTCGATCGTTGAGTCGGCACCCGCCGCCGGGTTCGTGTTCGCGATGACCACGTTCGTCACCGTGTACGCGGTCGCGCCGAACCGGAGGACTGTTCCCGATCCATCGTGCGGGGTGGGGTATGACACGCTTCAAGTCTCCTGCCAGAGGACGGTGTAGGTTTGGGTGACGCTATAGAACGGCGGCATCTCGCCGCCGGCCAACTGCACGAACCCGTCAAACTCGTTCAAGAGCGTGACGTTTCGCACAAAAATCCAATCTCCCAGACTGCCCCCGAAACCGTGCAGAACTTCGCGGCAGCGGTCGGACAGTTCCCTTACTGCCGAATAGGTCGTGTCGTACATATCCACGGTGAGCGTCACCGTGGCCCCGGCGGCCGGCCCGCCGAGGGTCATTTCTCGCTGGACGGACGACCGCCGCCACGTCACGAACGGCAGGGCCGCGGACGCCGGGGCCATCACGGGGTAGACGCGGTCGCCCAGGATCGCCGCCACGATGGCGGAATCCTTGAGCCGGTCGGCTACGAGTTGTTCTGGTGACTTCATGTGCCGAGCGTGCCTGACGAGGACCGCGAAAGCGTGGACAGCGCCGCCTCCAGCGAGATGCGGAGTTCACGCTGGAGGATCTCGGCGACCTGGCCCTTCGTCTGGTCCCATGCGGTTTTCAGCGGTGGGTCAGACAAGCCGCCCGGCTGCATGGGTGGAATGACAATGGGGTCGCGGGATTTCTTGAAGAACGCACGCGGGTAGGCGGGGTCCGTTTGAACGCGGCTGCGGTCGCCCGAGGTTTGCTTGGTGAACTTGAACGGTCCGAGCCGGTTGAAGCTCGACGCGATGTAGGCGTTTTGGCCTTTCACGACGTGATCCAGCACGAGCGCCTCGACGCCGCTTTTCATGCGGCGAATGTGCGCCCGCCGCGTGTACGGCGTATTCGAGAGCTTGTTGACGAGCCGTTCCTTCGTTCCCTCTTCGAGCCACCACTGGTGGTAGCCGCGATCCTTGCCGACCCGCACCGATCCGCCCTGGGCGCTTTCGGATGGCTGACGACCGGCACGCTGAAATCCCACCAGCCCCACCGCCACGCCGGTCTTGTTGTACGCGACCGTCTTTTTCGCCACGGCCCGCTTGAGGTTGCCGGTCGGGCCGACCGGAGTGATCTGCTTGAGTCGCTCGAAAGCCGGCAGGATCGCTTTCTCCATCGCAGCCTTGACGATCCGAGCCTTCTGCTCAGGCGTGAAGATGCGGCCGAGACCTTCCTGCAACTCCTTGAGGTTCATGATCTCGGCCGTGAGTTGGATGCCCGCGAGTGCCATCAGTTCACCCGCTCCGTGCAGAGCAGTTCGTGTTCGCTGCGGTTGTTGTGCTCCAAGCACGACGCAATCTCGAGGATGCGGCCACGCCACGAAATCCGCATGGTGCCGTTGAGCCCCTGCAGCCACCGCAGCCGAATCCGGTGCGTGACCTCGGTCTGCTGCTGGCCCGACAGGAAGAACTCGCGGGCGCTGATGCCGTCCACGCTGGCCCACCGCTCCGCGAACGTCGCCCACTCCAGCGTCGTCTCGCCGAGCGCGTTACGCTTCTCGGTCGCCTGCTGCACGACGATCCGCTCGCGAAGTTTGCCGGGGTCGATCATGTCAGGTGCCGTACATCACGCAGGTGTAGGCGGCCGTGCCGGTGTTCGCGGACAGGAAGATGTTCGTCGCCCCGGTGCCGGATGCGTAGCCACACGCAGCTCGCGTGCCCGTGGTTCGCACGGAGATACGGGACGGGCCTGCCTCCAGTGCGTTGACGCCGGCCGTGCCGCGGAGGGC